ATTATCTATTATTCAAAATCAACTATATAATAAAATTAACAATTATAGTGTTAAGTCAGACGTGAACGGAGATGTTTTATCTACAGACGTTTTAATAGGAATAAATGAATACGCTCACCCTAATTTTGTGACATTAGAGTCATTTAAATATCCGAACGTAACATTTTACGCAAACTACTTTAATGACTCAGCAGATTCTATTATATACAGGTTTTCAAGTGGTATTATCTTAGACTCAAGCACTGAAACACCGCAGTACAAAATTGTTTTTGCTTCATACAATGTCAAAACAGCTAAAGTAACATTTGTAGAGAAGATGATAGTATGAAAACAGTAATTCTCAATTCAAAAGGTTCCCATGTAGTCGCACTGCAAGCTATCTTACGTTCACAAGGTTTCATTGGCCAAAATGGAAAACCGCTATCAATCGATGGCAACGCAGGCAATAACACAATCTTTGCAATCAATTCATATCAGAGCATGATGAGAGCTTACGACATTGAATGCGGCACAAACGGTCACAATGATTCTTCATGTGGTTCAAAAATGTGGGAGTGCTTGTTAGGTGGTGATTGCTAATGGCTTTTACTCCTAGACTCTCATCAGCAGGTATGCAAGGTTCTAAATACTGGTATAGTGATAACCCATTCTATCAAGCAAATCTTGGCCCACAACAGACAGGCGGTAACTGTACATGGTATGCATGGGGCAGATTTTACGAGATTATCGGACGTTATCCTTATGGTTTATCAACATCAAATGCAACTAATTGGTATTCACGTACAATAGGTTTTTCAAAAGGAAAAGAGCCAAAATTAGGTGCTATTGCTTGCTATGGATATAACAGCGGTGGTGCAGGGCACGTTGCAGTTGTTGAACAAATAACATCAGATGGAATTGTAACTTCAAATAGTGGTTGGTCATCTGGTAAGTATTTTTGGACAGAAAAAGCAAAAAAGAGTAACGGATATTGTCCAGATTGGATGAATGGTTACTTGCAAGGTTTTATATATGCTGACGTTGATACTGGTTCTATTCCAGACCCTACAGATTTGCACTGGCAATCTATTCCAGATTGGTTAGACAGTTACACTTCAGAGAAATCAGCAAACAACGCTTATTGCGTTGCAAGTTATTTACTTACAAAAGGTTGGTCATTAAATGGCGTTTGTGCGTTGCTTGGTAACGCTACAATGGAATCTTTTATAAGTGCAGACCTCTTTGAAAAAGGTGTTGCAGAAGATGAAAGGGGATACGGGTTAGTTCAGTGGACACCAGCAGTTGAAACTATTATTCCTTATTTGAATCAAAACTATCCAGACTGGCGAACAAATCTTGATGATAATGGTTACGGGCAGTGTCAGCGATTGGATGATGAACGTCATAACAATCCTCAAGAGTGGTATCCAAACTTTCCATCGGTTCCTGCAGAGTTTAGAACGTATCAGACAATGGATGCTTTTTGCACTGCAACAGATGATGTTGGGTATATGGCAAAATGCTTTTTGTACTGTTATGAAAGACCTGCTGACCCATCAGCAACCATTGAAAAACGTGCAGAATATGCAAGATACTACTTTAATTTGCTACAAGGTTTTAACCCATCTTTGCCGACAGGAAAAGGAATAAGACGCAGAATGCCAATATGGATGTATCCAAAATTAAGAAAGAGGTGGTAACATGAAACAGGCAACAAAAGATGCATTATTAGCATTTGTCGGAGATAGAACAGATGACGAAGCTATCAGCATTTTGGAAACAATCAATGATGATGGTATTGAAGATGGTGAGGACTGGCATCAGAAATACGTTGACAATGACAAGGAATGGCGAGAAAGATACACAGCAAGATTTAAAGAGGGTGGATTGCCACAGCCGACACAACCAGAGCCAGAACCAGACCCTGAGGATGAAATGAAAAAGTTAACTATTGATACCGTCTTATACGCTGATAATAAATAAAGGAGTGATTTTTATATGCCAACTAAACCGAGAATTACGACTAATACAAATATTTCTGCGGATGTTGTAAACGCTATCAAAAATAGTGCGTCAAACAACTATCGTGAGAATGTACCTTACGCAACACCAGATGCAGATTCGCTTCGCGGCATTGGTGCTATTTTAATGAATAACCCCGCTTTAATGAACGAGTTTATCAACACGCTTGTCAACAGGATTGCCTTTGCAAGAATTGCAAGCAGAATGTACACCAATCCGCTTAGAACGCTGAAAAAAGGTGTCATTGACACCGGTGAAACAATTGAAGATATTTTTGTAAATATTGCGAATGTATATCAGTATGAAGAAGTAAGAGGCTCTGACAATGGTGCAGGTAACGCATTTAAGCGATTTGACAACGATGTGAGAGTTGCTTTCTATGTGATGAATTCACAGTTGACTTACCCTGTGACAGTTAATCGTGCTATGCTCAAAAATGCTTTCAATTCATGGGCAGGAATGGATGAGCTTGTAAGTGGCATTATTCAGTCAGTTTACAGTGCGGCGGCTTATGATGAATTCAATATCACAAAATACATGATTGGTCAGTACATTCTCAAGGGCAAACTCACTTATTACACATTCACAGGCGGTAGATATCTTGAAGCAGCTACACAGCTTAGAAAAGCGTCAAATGATATGTCATTTATGACAGACAGACTTTCTATCGCAGGTGTTAAAACATTTACAGAGAATGATAGAAAAGTTATTCTTATCAATACCAACTATGATGCAAACATTGACACAAATGTTCTTGCTGGTGCATTCAATCTTCCATATGCAGATTACTTAAACAGAAGAATCCTTGTTGATTCGCTTGGTACACTGGACGTTGAAAGACTAAACAATATTTTCGCAAACGACCCAACATATAAAGAACCATCCGCTGATGACATGGCTTTTCTTGATAACATTGCAGGCGTTGTCTTGGATGAAGATTTTATTCAGATTTATGACAACGTTTTTGAGATGCGGGATATGCCGAACCCTGTTTCACTTGACCACAACTATTTCTTGCATATGTGGCAGACATACGCAGTATCACCTTTTGCAAATGTCGTATGTTGCATTCCTGCTGAATCTGTACCTGCACAGACAGCCAATAACACAAAAATTACACCATCAGCAGTAGCAGTTACAGGTAAGCTTGGAAAAGACGGCACAGCATCTGGTATTCTTACTGCAACAGTTTCAACAGTAACAGGTGGTACAGAAACAGTTAAGTGGACTAAAACAGGTGGTACAGCTACAGGTACTATTGCTTCAAATGGCTTTTGGAAAGCAGAGACAGCAGGTACGTTGAAAGCAAAAGCAAGCATTGGTACTATTGAATCTGTTGAGGTAACTATTACAGTTTCTTAAATAGGAGAGTGACTTAATGAGCTATATTGCACCAGATACAGACATATATTTGCTTGCTAATGTTGAATGTGATAAAAGTTACGATAATGTTAAATATTTTGAAACTAAAAATGCACAGCATACTTATATGTCTAGTAAAATCGTTAAGTCATTTACTAACCAGAGTTACGGACGTGTCAACAAAGGCACGTTCCGTCTCTTCTGTAAAGCAGATGACGTTTATCAATGCAATTATTTAATGTTTCAGAATACAGCTTTCGGTAATAAGTGGTTTTACGCATTTATCAATGGCATAGAGTATGTTTCTAATAACACATGCGAAGTAAGGTTTACTATTGATTTATTTCAGACATGGTTTTTGGATTGCAAAGTTGGTAAGTGTTTTGTTGAGCGTGAACACGTTACAGATGATAGTATTGGGGCACACACTCTAAATGAGGATGTTCCTACTGGTGAAATGATTACAGCGATTGAAGAACGATTGACAGAATTTTCTAAGGAATACGTTTATGGAGTAGAAATCTGTATCAGTGATACTCAATTAAGCGGAATAGCTAATCAGCCAACATGGTTTGACAAGCCTGTTTTGGGCGGCGTTTTTCAAGGTTCTAAAATTGGCACAACAGAAAATAGCAATGACTTACTGACGTTTCTGAATAATGTGATTTTAGCGGGTTACCAGTCAAGCATCATTCAAGTTTTTACTATCCCAAAAATTCTTGCACCATCTTCATCGTCTGCAATCGCTCAAAAAGTAGTAAAACTACCAGATTTGCCAACAAAATTCGGAGATTACACGCCAGTAAATAACAGATTATATTCTTCGCCTTTTGTTGACTATATAGTCTATTCACCAACAGGTGACAAGATGATTTTACATCCAGAGTTATTTATAACACCAACGTATAGAATTGTTGTTTTTTCTGGAAATCAAAGTACAACACCACAAATAATGTGCAATCCATCCTATTATAAGAATATAAGAGGAATAGATAAAACAGAGGGTTTTACGCTTAATTATGGAGTAAAAGGGTCTTTTATGTATGACGCGTACCAAGCTGAGATTGCGTCATATGGTGTTGGTCAAATAGGCGGAAACATCCTTAAATGGACACCGAGGTTACTTTCAAGTGCAACGGGTTCGGCTCAATCCATATCACCGCTAGTAGGTGCAGAATCATTAACATTTTCTAATGTTTCGTCTGCATTATCGGGCGTTGGTAGTGTAGTAGGAACTGTAGCTGACGTATTGAAAGAAACACATGACACGTCAGAATTAAGCGGTGCTTCTGGTGGCTCTATTCTTTGGTCACAAAAGATATTAGACACATTTGTACAGGTGAGACAGGTTAGAGAAGAGTACGCAAGAATTGCTGATAATTTTTTTAGCATGTTTGGATATAAGGTGTGCCAGCTTAAAGTTCCAAACATTTCTGCTAGACCAGCTTGGAATTTTGTAAAGTGTTCTACTGTTGCCATAACGGGAGCAATACCTGCTGACGCAGAAGAATTAATAATGAGTGTGCTTAAAAGGGGTGTGACATTCTGGAAAACAACCTTTGGCAATTATTCAGCAAACAATAAAGAGGGTGGTGTTTAAATGGGCAGAAGTAGAAGTAAACGAAGATTTTTTCAAAAGGTATATTCTTCTGGCATAGAATATAACCATTGGTTAATGAAGTTTGCAAGTAATGCTATTGCATCTTATCGTGTAGAGGGATTACCAAAAGAAATAGACCCTAGATGGCTAGCGCTAAAGCTATTTGAACTTGGTTCTGTTGCTTTCTTTTACGATTCGGATGCCGCTGAGTATGCTTGTATGCAGTATTCGTGTCTTGGCACTTATGACTGTTATGGAAATCCCACAAAAATTCGTGTTTGGAATCCTTGGACAGGATACCAGAGAGAGTTGCACAAGGACGAATTTGTTATCATATGGGATAACATGCTTAGGGTTAATATGTACAATGCCTATATTAATCTTGCGTATAGACTGTGGAGAATTGATGGAACAATAGACACAAACTGTGTAGCGCAGAAAACGCCTGTTATTGTACAATGTTCGGAAAATGAACGATTAACGTTTAAAAATCTTCTTGCAGGCGTTGACGCTGACAATCCATACCTAGCAGTTGGCGATAATCTTTCATTAAAAGACATTAAAGCGTTACAGCTCGGCGCACCGCTTGTAGCACCGGAGTTAATGGAAGTACAGCAGACACTTTACAACAGAGGAAATGCGTTACTCGGTATAACATCTGTTATTGTACAGAAAAAAGAAAGAATGGTGAAGTCCGAAGTAGACACAGCCAACGCTGATGCGCTTGCTAACAGGCGTTCAAGAACAATGGCTAGAGATTACGCTAGTGAACAGATTAAAGAAAGATTTGGTCTTGACGTAACATGGATTTTTGATGAGGGTGACGAACCAGACAAGGAAACTGATAAAGGAAACCGAGAAGAATTTATTAGTGGTATGAATGTAGCTAGTTTAGGCACTTCTGTTATAGAGAGGTGATAACATGAGTAGATACACAACAGAAATCAGATATATCTGTGAATCATTATCTGGACTTGACAAGTCGGTTGGCTATTCAAATGTTAATGAAGTCATTGAAAAGTCAAGAAACAGAATCTTTCCACCTTTTGAAATATTTGACGAAAGTTATAGGTCTGTACTTGAGACAAAGATTCTTAAACACTTTTACACCAGAGAAATCGGATGTGAAACGTTTGGGCTATGGCAGTTAAGACTTGACGCTAAACTATCCGTTATTATGCCCTATTATAATAAGCTTTATAAAGCGATTAACATTGATATCCCTGTTATTGATAACGTTAGTATGAACGTTGAACACAATATTGGTAGGAACGCTGACACAAAAGTTAATGATAACACTGCTATCACAGCTAGTTCTAATACAGAAACAAACACTACAGCTAGTGCAAAAATTAGACACAGTGATACCCCACAAGGAAGTTTAGAGAATCTTGAATCTAATGAGTATATGAGTGATGCAACGCTTAGTGATACAACACAGACTGTAAACAGCAATACGAATAGTAGTAGTAACAGTAAGAGCAACAGTGACACGAACGCAATGAGTACAGAAGAATATGCAGAGCGTAGATGGGGAAAAGAGGGCACGGTAACTTATGTAAGCATGGTTAATGAGTACATTGAAAAGATAAAAAACATTGACGCTATGCTGATTCGTGAACTTGAAGATTTATTTATGCAAATCTGGGATATATGGGAGTGATTCAATATGAGTTTTAAACCTAGAAATTTTAGAGAGTGGTGTAATCTCACTATACCTGTTTTGCCACAGGTATACGGGGATGAATTAAGTTATTATGAGTTGCTCAACAAAGTAATTGAAAAACTAAATGCTATTGGCATTACAGTCAACGAATTGATTGAATATGTCAATAACTATTTTGACTCAAAAGACTGGCAACAGATGGTAAACAACAAACTTGATTCGATGGTTGCAGATGGTACGCTTGACCATATTATTAATCAAAAAATTTTTGGTGAATTGAACAGCAATGTCAATATGCTTTTAGATAACAGAAAGAATTTTAGAAACTGTAAAATTTTATGCATTGGTGACAGCTTCGGAAGAGGTGTTTACGATAATAGCGAACACTTAGAAAGTTCATGGCCTACAAGATTAGGCGAGTATGCAAATGGCAGTATAATCTACAACTATTGCCAGAGCAACGCAGGATTTCTTGCATTAGATAAAGGGTTTTTAGCTCAGCTTACTAGAGCAAAAAATGACGGTCACACAGATGCACATATTATTCTAATAGAGGGTGGCCAAAATGACGGGTATCTTGATACAACTAATTTGTTTAATGCTGTTGTAGAATGTATCAATTATGCTAAACAGAATTTTCCTAACGCTGTTATCTATGTGATTAGTGCAAATACTGGAACAGCTTCAAAAATTACAAGGTCAAAACGTCATGAAGTGTGGGAAATTATGCAAAGTGCATCAAATTTAACTGGTGTTACGTTTTGGATGGCTAATCTATATGTATGGAATATTAATGATACTTTGAGTAGTGATGGTATTCATCTAAACCAGTTTGGCTATCAAATGTTAGCTTCTGTTATTTATCAATTTTTATGTGGTGCAGACCCGCAGATTAACGCTGATAGATACCTTGGTTTTCAAACAGAGTGGGCAGGCGATAAAATTACAATGAAGAACACCTCAAACTTTTTTGAAACTGTTAAACTACCAAATAATTTTTATCTTAACGGTGATACTCCTGCAATTACTAAGGATATAGGACTTTCAAATAATTTTGCAAATAGAGAAAGTCCTCTGGCTATTTCTGTTCCAATGGGTGTGAATGGTGAGGATATTAACGGTTGGATGATTTTAAGATTAAGAAATGGACGACTTGAGCTGTGCCCACTTGCTTATATAGGTTCGGGCGGATATGTAACTTTGAGTGGCTCACATGAATTTTTTATGCCACCGTTTACAGCAACATTTCCGACATTATTGATTATGTAAATGTTTCACGTGAAACATAACAAAGGGAGCCTTTTGGACTCCCTTTTTTCTTAATGTGCTAATACTATGCACAAAAGCAATGAATAAACACACATTATAAAAAACAATGTTAATTCATTGAATAACCTTGCACTTATGGCTGATACCATGACAAGTACAAAAAATAAATTAAGTATGTCAGTCATTTATAACACCTATCCTTTATTTTATATAATTCTTGTATTACTGTTTACGACTATTTCACCTATTCCAACGTGAATACAATTGTCTTGAGCTTTCATCGTAAGAATTTCTGCCTCATATAATTTCTTACTTGCAACACACACAAACCAAATAATTCATCCACGCTAATATCATTTGTATGTAACACAACAACTGTATTGCCGAACTGTTTTCTTACATAAACCATTACTTTTTGCACTTGAACTTAAAACATTAGTTAAATCATATAGTGTCATATTTTTACCTCTTTCTTTTCTTCATTCTTCTACACGCTTCACTTACGTACGCTTTGTGATTTGAAACATTGTACTCAGCAACAGACGCTTTCATTATCTCATATCTGTATTTAAAGTATTCTTCACACGCTGAATGGCAATTTAAACATCTTTCACTACAATCTTTACAGGGTGATTTCATATTATCACCTCCTGCAATATAACATTATGAACACAATAGTCCACCATATAACTATTGCGCCAGATACACCAATAATAACAATCATATCTGGCCTTAAAGTAAGTAAATATAGCAGAAATATCAGAAACAACAATACCATAACTAAAACACTGATAAACACAAACTTTTTAAGCAATTTTTTCACCTACCATTTATACGAATAATTAACACCTTGCGAACTTTTCCTATTTTTAAAATAAGGAACTTTTTTAGCTTTTCTAATGTTCCTGCAAGCTGTATACCAGTCAAGTGTGAATTTTTTTGTTTCAGTGTCACTCATTCCAAAAACTATTCTTTGCATTATCTCACCCCACTTGAACCAAAGCCATTTCTGTCTGGCTCTGTTAAATCTTCAACTTCAACCAGTTCAATTTCTGGTTGATTCCTAACGATTCTAAATTGCGCAATCCTATCACCTCTTGTTATCACTGTATCTTCAACAGCATAAGCAGGAAAACACCATTCGTCATTTCTGCCTGCATATGAGTTGTCAATGATTCCCATACTGTTTGTCATTATTATATGATATTTTCTAAAAGTAGACGACCTTGGTAAAACATGAGCTTCATACCCTTTTGGTAGTTTCATTGCAACTCCTAACGGAATATTAACATATTCGCCTCTTTTAATGTGTACTGTTTTACCTGCTTTTAAATCAATCCAATCACCAAGGACATATTTTTCTGGCAGGACTGAATTAAAATATCCATGATTCTTTGCTAATACTCTAATTTTTTTCGCGTGTGAAGAATAGTTTTCTACAGCTTCTTTGATAGACAAAACATCGTGATATAGATAAGACAGTTCTTCATATGTAAGAGAACAGTTTTCTTTAGTTTTTTTCATATAATTCACTCCTTAATACATTAATATATTTTTCTACAAAGGCTTTATAAAATAAATCTGCATCATAATATGTATATGAATTCATCAATATTTTTAAAGCGTTTTCTAACTTATTCATCCTTATTACACGCCTAATTGCAAGCAATGCCTGCTTTGCATCATACACTCTAATGTATTCGTTGTAATCTTCATATAGCATGTTGTCAATATCTTTTCTTATTTGAGTATCTGATTTACCGCATTTGATACGTCGATTCGACAAGTAAAACACCTCCATCAATTCTTTTTGGTATTAATTTACATGGTACATTTAAGCCGATTTTAAAATCATCAAAAGACCTAATAATAGGTTCATGCGTGACTTGGTTAAAAAGAAATCTGTTCACTGGTGTATTTTCTTTGTATTGTTCATACACAGCTTTTCCGGACATAGACAACTCAAACAAGTCTTTACAACGTTGTGGCATACCTGCACACTTAATGTTGTTGTAGGGTTCTTCTATCTTCTGCAAATCTTCATGCGTAACGTGTTCAATGTATGTTTTCTGCCTTGCGAAAATAGCCCTATCCCAACAGGATTCAAGTTTCCATGCACAGAAATCAGTTTCATGTACTTTAATTCCTGTAATATGTTCTGGTGGTAAGTCACAGTGAATACTGTCTGTATCTGCATAGATGAAACCATGTTCTTCAACACCATAATAGTTTGCTTGAGCAGCTCTAATTGTAAAGTTTCTGGCGTAACTAGTAATAGCTGAACCAACAGGGATATAACCTGCTTCTTTGTCTTTAGCTGTAATGTTGATAAATCCTATTGAATTATCATCCTTAACGTACGCTAGTTTAAATGAAGAGTCAGTAGATGAAGCCATTTTGCCATACAAGTTATTTAAAAACAATTTTGCAAGTGTACGTCTAGCACCTTTGCTAGTCATTTTTATTTTTGCGTATTTATCGATATATTCATCGAATATACCAATTTCTGAATAAAAGTAACAACCGTCAAGAATCTCAAAGTCAACAAGCTCATAATGTTCAAGAATAAGAAAGTAATCAGTCATGGTTAATGTAAGTTCTACTCTTGTATCACAAGTATTACCATCAATATCTATGTATTTATCGTAATACTTACCAGTAGCTTTGTCGAACACATCAGACGTATGTAAGGACTCTGTTCCCTTGTATAACATATTTCCTTTTATCTGAATGAATGGCAACTTACCACTTTTCAAATAAAATTTTGTTTTTATTCTGATGAAGAAATACATATTGCTTTGTATAGCCTTGTCTGGAATAAAGTTACCAGACCAAAACATCGGCTTTCCGACAGGATATCTATTGCCAGACATTGAGTGCATCATAGATGGGTACAAAGAATTTACATCCGCTGTAGTGCCATTCGTGTATATCTTGTTTTCTTTTCCTTTTACAAGATAACACCAACCACCCCTGTAAGACTTTCTTATATATGCATCAACGTTTGGCTTGCCATATATCTCAGAATCTAGTTCTAATTGAGTGACATCTGGAAATCTTCTTTTCCAATCATCTTCACCAACTATTTGTTTATATTCAGCTAGACAACAACTCCCTATTGTGAGTCGATTATGACCCTCTTGAAAAACAATCTCTAAAGCTTCTTTAACAACCAGAACATCATTAGCTATGTACTTTTTTTCCTCTGGTTTAATCTCACAACCTGCATAGCGAAAACCTGTATATTCCATGTCAAGCTTCTGATGCTTGGTTTTAAAGGCTTTTCCTATTTCTTTGACGGAGAACGGAAGTAGCTTCAGTGAATCACGAAATTCTATAACCTTATTATTTATCTTGACTTTGATGCTGTACCATTGACCCATTTCAGAAATAGTGTATTTGAACGTGTTGTTATACATTTCTTTGTCTTGTTTCCATTCACAAGAGTTAACACTATCGCCAGTATATGCTTGTTTGAAATGTAGTTTATTCATAAAAAATGACAACCAAAAATTACCGTCAAATTTTAGATTATGAAAGTAAACTATCAGATTAGATTTTAAACTGCTTAAATATTCCCATGTTTCATCTATTGAATGTAATATAGAAACATCTTCCGTGAACATTTCTACAATGGCAGATGCCCAAACTTCTGTATTTTTCTGACCCTCATAGACTGTCGTTTCAAAGTCACCGACCAGATACTTTACTTTTTTAGGCCTTGCCACGCTATCACCACCCGTTTTCTGTCTCATTCATTGATTCAGCCTGCACTTTTTCTTCAAACGTCAACGGAGAACCATTGATTATTTGAAGTAGTTCGTCTGTGGCTTGGTTTATAACTGCAACTGATGAACCCCACAAAACAGCTGAAACTATAACGTCTATGTCATAAGCTGTTCTTGAAGCTTCGACTAGTCTCCTGCCGACCTCAGATGTACCTATATCATTAATCATATTCAAGAGGAAAGACTGCATACTTTTTGAATATGAAATAGCGTCTTTTCGCCTGCTTCTATTCAAATCAACAGGTTTGCTCAGTGAAGATGTGAAGTCTGTAGCTACTTTTTGATATTCTGCTTCTCTTCTTTTGCGCTCCTGCTCTATTACTTCATCTGATGCATCATTGTAACCATAGAATAAATCTTCCTCTTCTGGTGTTAATGCACCATATCTAGTCAAAAATTCATCATTAAAATTGCTAAATGCTATATCTTCTTCATGTGGAATATTTACTTCTACTTTAAGGGCTTCTACATCAATCTTTTTTAACTTATTGACATAAGTGCGTAAATCCTTACCTTTAAATCCCTTTGCTTTAATCTGACGCAAGGTTGGTATGTTTGTTGGAACATACTGAACACCCTGTTTTTTGAGCTTACGTTCAAGACGCTTTATACGATTGCGCTCTCGCTCGTATGCTGTTAATTTTTTACTCATGTTACACCTCTACAACTTTCTAGATTACCAGAGTTAAAAAACCACAATCATCTAAAATGTAAAGAATATTACATTCGTAATAAGGAATCCACTTAGACGATATTATACGTTCATTGGATAAAATATAGTTTTCTTTAGTATCTGATAAATTCAAATAAATCTTATCGTCATAACCTGCTAGAAATAACTGTATTATATCACACACTTTTACTTCACATTTTCTATCAAACAATTCGTCAAAACACATTTTTTAGTAACCTCCTACATAAAAAGAAAGTATGACGCTCACTGTATATCGTGAGCGCCTTTATACTTATTTAATTACCTGCTTTAAATTATAAGCTGTCAATGTCAAGTACGCAATCAACATACTTGCGTCCTGCTTTTGACTGGCCAGAGATTTTTTTGACAGGGAATGGGAACTGCATAATAGCTTCAATGTCTTTGATAGAACGCTTGAATGTTACAGACTGTGTGCTGTAAACAGCTTTATCTGTGGTAATTATTGACATCAATTCTGCCACAGTGCCATCTTCCTTTTCGTCAACAAATTCCAGATAACCTGCAACGTTAATCACATCTCCATCTGACAGAGTCTTTACTGTCTTAATGGTCGGGGCTACTGTTAAAAGATATTTTTCAACTGGTGTGAATTCTTTAGTTTCGTTTTTAATAGTAATCATGCTTTTTATTTCCTTTCTTTGAGTGTGCTGTATTGTGTATCGACATAAAACAAATTCAGTTAACAAGTTACATTATTCTTCTGACTGAGCTTTCGCCCTTGATGTAAGAATTTCAGCAAGCTCCAGAAACTTCTCTTCTGGCATGCCATAAAGTTCTTCCTGTACCTCTACTTCTGTTACTTTCAGAGGACGCACCTCTGCATGCTCTTTTGTGATTGCTTTCAGCGCAGCATCTGCTGAAAGTTCTCCTGACAGTTTGTATTCAATTGTCTGAATCTCGTCTTTCTCAATGTTGTAAACTGTCGCTTTCACTTTTGTACTCGTAATTGTACGAGTAACCATTCTCTTTCTTGCCATTGTTTAGGACTCCTTGTTTGCTTTTTATTCGTTTAACGTCCATCGACAAATTGACAGGACGGGAGTCGAACCCGTAGGAAGTGTTTCGCAAACCTGCCTTTCAACCTTTCTATATGTAAGAAAGGAGGAGATAGTAAAAAGTTGTCGGTTCTCTTTACATTATTTATTATCTCACTGATGAACCGAAATGTCAACAGTTTCTTTCAATAATTTTTATTTATTTTGCACAATGGTTAGTTATGACTAACTCCGCACATATTCCATCATCAAACGAATGTTCTACTAAATCTTATATTCAAATGTCAATTCACGTCCTGTTTCCGCTCCAATGAATTTCCATTCTTTTGAGTATACCTGTATGTATGGTAAGCCATCAATAGTGTAATTCCTATCAACTAAATAAACATTAAATTCGTCAACACCTACTATTTGTAACGCTCTTCTAAAGGTTATTTCCATGTCACCGAGTATAAGTTTTTTAACGAAAATCATTGTTCATCCTCCTTTCCATATAGCAACCGAGCTATCAGCTCAGCCACTAATAATATTATTATTGCAAGGCCTGCTATTGACAGGCCTGCAAAAATCACTTTCTCTCCTTTCTATATCTTTTCATTCTATATGCAAAATCAATAGAAGTCATTATTCTGTCATTCAAATAACATATTTTCGCAAAATCAAAACCCATATCAAATAAAGCGTCTTTATATCCTTGCATTCTTCCCATATGTAATGAAGCTTCATCTTTATCGCCTTTAAAAACAGCTACTACATATAACATTCTTTCCTTTTCAAAATATTCTTCATATTTTTTCATTTTATTTTCCTCACTTTCTTATCTCTCTTTCTGATTATATTATATCACATAGTACGAAAAATACAAGGCTTAATTTTACACAAAAATAGTACACAGTTTTACACCTATGCTTGTACAATATGATGCAATATCAATGTTGTAATTTTACACAAAAATTATGCATAACTAGAGATAGCTTTTGGGGAAAATGACAGACAGAGTTGAAATGAAATACC